TTTTGTTGTCCCTCAATACAAGATTGTAAACACAAATCAAGTACTTCTGGTGATTTGTATGTAGGAATTATTACTGAAATAAATGCTTTTTCCATTCCTCAATTAAATTTTCTTGTTTTACTTTATATAAAGGAGCTAGCCAATTGGTTTCACCATGAGTAGAAAACGTGTTTAGAGGACATAATAATGCTTTACCATTTTCTCTTAATTCCAAAAACATCTTAAAATCATCTGGGTAATGTCCTTGGTTAGTATATTTACGTAATATGGATTCGTCTTCTTTTAATGTTTTAACTGTAGAGGCAAAAGTCATAGTAGTACTATTAAACATTCCAAATAATTGAGTTTCACCTCTATATATTTTAGTTACATAACCTCCATCATAATCAACTTCAGGGTTTCCACCTTGATGAGGTGATATAAACTTATCTGGGTGGAGATAAAGTGTTACATAACTGGCTCCTAATTTAAGTGCTTCTTTAATTATTTGAGGAGAATCTTTTAAATGGATATAATCATTTTCTATAAAATAAACTATTTCGTCATCATTATACCCTAAAGCTTCATCTAATGCTAAATTAAAAGTACCAGCTCCATGTCCTACAGAAACATAATTAATATGATTTCTAGGAATGTACTTTTGAATCATATCATTTGTTTCTTCTGAGATGTTATCTGCTATGATAGACCAATCGTATTCATTCCATGGAAATACTTTTAAAGCATTTTTTAAACAATTTTCATTAGTAATATACTCTGGTTTTATTTTATTATAACCAGTATCGGATATTCTATATATTATTTTCATATTTAAAAATCATCAGGTGATGTCCTCCATTAGGTGCTGTATGATCTCTTTCATTTAATTCAGGTAAACCTTTATATGATCTAATGTAAACATTAAACTCAATTTCACATTCCCTTTTCCAAGTAGGAATCCAATTTTCTTCTGAATCATGCTCAAGTGAAAACCAAACTGCTCCTTTATTTAATTTTGTAAAAATTTCCTTAGTAATACCTGTTATATTTAACACACCCGGATTAATATATCTATAACCTAAATGTTGTAAAACAAATGTAGTTACTACATAATCAAACTTAATGTCTTCAGGGATTTCGGAAAAGTCGTTACACACAATAGCTCTTTGTTTCCATTCTTCAACATTATATCCTTGTTGTTCTTGAACATCCCAAAAATATTCTGTCATATTAGTATTAGGATCTAAACCAACATAAGTAGCATTCGTATTTTCCATTATCCATGGAAGATTTCTACCAACACCACATCCTAAATCTAAAATAAATTTAGCAGTATTTAGTTCTTGAGTATAAGGATTTTCAATACAAGCTAAATTAGTTGGAGGAAAACTACCATCTAAACAGGTGTAAGTATCTCCTTTAGCAGATTCTAAGTCCAAGTAGTTTTGTCCAGCTACTCCATATTTGTACAATCGGGTCATAATTCTATATTTTTTATAATTTCGTTAACTACTTGATTGTCGTCAAGATAAGGATCTAATGTTATATGACCAACCTCAGGAAAATAATATTTTGGTCCTAACTTTGGTTCTTGATTTTTTTCAATTACTCCATTCCATCCATATAATTGATGTACATAATCTCCGGTAATAATAGTTTTAGTTCCTACTCCAGCAGCTAAATTACATAACCCACCTTCACTACCTATAAAATAGTCACAGTTTTTTAGTAAGGAAGCAGTTAATGTATAACTTGAAACTGTATCTAAATCAACTTCTCTTTGATTATATCCTAAAGGTTTACCTACTTCTATTAATGCTATATTATCATTTTTTTCTAATTCAGAAATTATATAAGATATATCTCTTCTTTTACCCCCATATCCTAAATTAGGAACATCTATTCCTAAATTATATTCTTCCTCAGTAAATAAAAATGATTTTTCTTCCCAATTGGACATCCACGCTATTACTTTTTTGTCTCTATAAGGTTTTAATAGTAAATCAACATATTCATCTAGTTTTTTATTAGTATAAATTTCAAAAGAATCATCAGGAGATAAAATTCCACACTGTTGTTGAAACTGGTAGCAAGGTGTTGATTGACGATGTATGGGGTATAATTGAAATATTTTAGTATACTGTTTATTAGGGTTTATTAAATAAGTCCCATCAACATACGGGTTATTATGTATTAATTCAAGTGGTTGCGGTATAGACAATAATATATCTACTTCATCAAATCCTTCTTGTTTAAGTTTTTTGGGAATAGAGCTAGCAAATAGGTTATCACCTATAAATCCCACACAATTAATTAACGCTGTTTTCATTTACTTTATAATTAGTACTTTTAATCCATTTAATATTTTCTATAGTAGTAGGGATTTCTTCAAATGTATATTCTATACTTTTATGACCTACGTTTTTATATTTAATTCCGTTGGAATAAATTCTTTGACCTTCATTAAAATCATCCTGGTATTCTGAGGGTTTTGTGGACATATCTCCGTTATCCCCATGATACAAACAAAAATAAGTTCCTTCATCATTTCGTTTAACAGGTATATTAGCCCATTTAAATCTTTCTCTTAAATCTTCATCCTCATTACCCCACCCTTTATATAAAGGATTAATTCCATTAATGGTTTCAAATTGTTCTTTAGACATCATTATTACTCCTCCATAAAAATTGGGGTTTATTTCATAACAAAAACTTCTATAACCTCCTGGAATGTCATGTTCGGGACGTAGTTCTTTATTGTCTTTGTCTAAAAAATAGGCTTTACGAGCTGGTAAAGTAACAGTGCCACTAAAATTATAATCTACATCATCACTAGGATAGTAATCAACTTGATGAAGTATAATAACATCTCCTGTAGAATGAAGAAAACCTATATTTTCTACCATTGCTATTTGAAAATTATCATCATTTCCTTGTTCGGAAATAATAATTTCATAATTTTTATCTTTAAATACTTCTTGTAATCTAGGAAGTAAAGCTTCTAAATGTTCTTCTCTACTACGATAAGGTATAATAATTGAATATTTCATCTCCGAATCTATCATATTGGTGTATAACTGTATAATCTTTTAATGTGTTTAAATCAAAATTTACTACTCCTTCTTTAATTACATGAAGATGAATAGCAAATTTATCTTCTAAAGTAGTAAAAATTGTTTTATGTTTATATGAATTTCTGGTAAGATAATTAAAAGAGGTTTGATCGGCAACCTTAAGTTTACCACAGGACATTAAATATATTTCTTTACAAATAGACTTAACGTCTTCCTGTCCTCCACCAAAAACCCCTACATTTAATACTTCTTCTTCGGCCATATCAAAACCGATTAACCCTAAGTTAGTATATAAATGTTCTAAATTCCATTGATGTTGATTATATTTAATTACTTCCCCAGTAGCAATAATGCCTTCTTTAGGTACTCTAGGGAAAGGTGATTGAGTAAATATAACATCTTTAACATCTGTTATAAAAACTTTCTCATAATTAGTATTTCTAAGAAAATTAGCAATATGTAAAAATCTTATATTATGAACTAAATTATATGAATTTTCAGGAGTAACTTTTCCAGTATCGGTTAAAAATATGTCTTGTTCATTACCAAAAAAATCACAATTAGCAATATAAACATCTATCTTATTTTCTGATAGGTAAGATACTAAGGGTGATTCAGCACCACCATTATACAAGTATAGTACTCTATCTGTATTTTCAAAGTTAGATGTTTTTACCCAATTTTTAATGTCATCAACTGAATAATTACCACTTATGGCTCCTATTAATAAATTGTTATTCATTTATAGTAAACAAATAATGAGTTTCAAATGACACTTTTTCGTAACTATATTCATTAGGTAATAATGCTTGAACATCTTCAACACTAATACCTAAATGAGTTTCTACTAAAATATCAGGATGATATTTTTCTATTGTAGTTTTAGCTCCTTTTAAAACTTCTAATTCATAACCTTCAACATCAATTTTAATAAAGGTTACATTTTCGAAATTATAACTATCTAAAGTTTTTACTTCTATAGGATGTCCACTTGAACCTAGTCTCGAAGTTCCTGAATTGTGATTAATTGATTCTACTAATTCAAGAAATCCATCAGTATTTTCTGATGATAATCCTATACTATAGTTTTCACAGGTAGGACAATTTTCTTGTAAAAGTAAAAAATTATCAGGATGGGGTTCAAAACATACTACTTTTTTAGCTTGACATACTTCTTTAAAGAAAAAAGCATGATTACCTATATTTGCTCCTATATCTATTACAAAATTAAAAGATTTAACTTTTTGTTTTAATGGAGTTAATAACCACTCTTCAAAAAATGTATCTTTTTCTGATGCTATTCTTCCTATAAGGTCTGAATGAAATTGTAAATTATATTCTTTACCTTCGTATCTTATTCTTTGTATCATAAGGTATTATAAAATTGATTTTGTTTTTCTTGTCGTTCTATTGTTTTAGGGTGTAATAAACAAAATTCATCTTCAGCAGGTAAAGTAGCATATTGTTTATAACCTTCTAATACCTCATGAACTTTATTTTTCCATTTAATTATTTTATTATTTTTATAAATTCTCCACTGGTAGTCAGGAAAATTTACTCTTTCGTTTTCGAATCTCCAACTCCATTTCAGGATGTGTTCCTCGGTGATACCACTTACGGTATTAATCCGAGGAACTAAATATACATCCACTTCAGGATTACTTTCTAATATGTTAGGTAACATATCAAGTAATTCAGCTGTTGGTATTTCATCAGCATCGATTTGGAATATATATTCTCCTGAACAGTGTTTTGCTAATTCATTTTTATAATTAGCAAAATCCTTATTTAACGGATAAAACCAATGTTTTATTCCTCTATCAAGAACAATACCTAATACTTCATCAGTATAGTTGTCTTGGTCAATTTGTATTACAACTTCATATTTAGGAGATAGAGCTCGTTCTTGAAGATAATTAAGTAGAGTCTCTAACTCTCTATGTTCATTACAAACTGTAATAGCTATACTAATCATTCGGGTAGAATTTCAATATATGAAAGAGCTTCCATAAAATCACGTTCATGGAATTCTTTTAGAGTGGCCATATCCATTCTCCATTCATAATATTGGTCTTTTTTACCTGGGATTGGGTATTTGGTTTTTTCTTCTTCGGTTACTTTTATTGCTTTTACAGCAGCCCAAGCCCATTGTTCTTTAGAAGGTCCATTAGCAAATATCATTCCTTTTTCAGGAACATTTACTGTAGTAGGCATCCAAATATGACCATCATCATCTTTATTTAATAAATCTTTATACAACTCAGGTAATACTTCAAGTTGTCTTTCAAAAAACACATCTCCTTCTTTCATTAGCGAGTTGGTTTGGAAACCACACCCATAACAAAAATAGGTTTTAATGTCCTGATTTACTTCATCTACGTAACAAGCATCAGAACCACATTTAGCACATATTGTTAAGTTATCCATTTATTTTTTGTAATTTAGGTAATTCTATTTTTTTAAGTTGAGGTAATTTAAGTTGAACTTCTTTTGGAAATTCAGGTAATGTTTGAGTTAAGATATCATCTATTTTTTCTTTCATTTTATCCCAATTAAATTCATTTTTAGATTTAAATGATTGTCGTTTAGCGTTATCTGTATAATTTTTATAATTTTCAAATACATCCTTTAAATAAAAACCAATTTGCATATAATCAGGAGATAACCATTTAGAATCTTTTAACAAAAATTGATTAGCAGCACTTTCATGTACTGGAGTTAATTGTCCCCCAAGTAAATTAGTAAATTCAGAACTTAAAAAATCTGTTTGTCCTGACCATCCTGTACAGATAATTGGTTTTTTAATCAAACTAAATTCTAATAATGGACGACCAAAACCCTCACCTTTAGTTAAACTAACCATTGCTTTTACTTTTGGATGATTGTACAATTCATTCATTTCTTCATCACTAAATTCTCCGTGAAGTAAATAAATATTAGGTAAATTATTTGAAGGTAAAGTTTCTTTAATTTGATTTATTTTTTTAAGAATTTCTTCTCTATCAATATAAGATGCACCTACTTGACATGTTTTAAGAATTAATGCTGGTTTGTTGGATTTATTTTTAAATGTTTCTAAAAACGATTTGATTAGTAATCCTACATTTTTTCTATCTTCACCTAATTCACCCTGCATCCAATGTCCTACAAACAAGTAAACAAAATTTTCTTTAATTGAACTTAAATCAATAGTTTTGATTTCTTTAGATTCAATAATCTTATATATATCGGTGTTAGCTCCTTCAAACAACACTTCCATTGGTTTTGTAAGTTCAATTACTTCTTGGAGATCATTTGTATTTTTATCTCTTTTTTCAAATTTAGAATCTAAAAATACTTTTTTAGAATGATTAGAAGAAACAATATTTAAATCCATTCTATTACAACCTTCAATCCATTCAGGAGCAACAATAGTAGTTTCAATACCTGCTGTAAATCCAATATTGAATTTTCCAATAGCTTG